GTATTCTTTTGCATCAATCTCTGGCATATACGTTTTCTCGAAAACATCAGGCTTGCATGGATAAAATTCACCTTTTATACCACGAATAATATAATCCCCATCCGATGCTATCATTTTCCCCTCAAGGGTTACTATTGGAAGTCCACCGTGTCTGCTAATTTCATCATGAATATATGATTCGGCAATCATTTGCATGGTTGATACATCTACATTATTAACCAATTCATACATTTGTACGATGTTTTTTGAATCTTTAAGGTTTAATTGCCATGCTTGGATTGTGACCGGTCTTTTTGTATAGTTCATATTCTCTCTCCATATAATAAAAACCGCCCATAAGAGCGGTTATTTGTTATTCAATATTTAATCTTTTGGCGGTTGTGGAAGAGGCATCCAGTGCGCAATTTCATCATCTGCATAATCAAGCCATCCACCCAAATCCGTGTCATATCTTGTTATTGCTATTGATGGCTCATACTCTGGACAATGCACGATAAAATAATCATCTTTTGATGGCATACATTCGTTATACTTAATCCATGGATTTTTAAATTTATCCAACTCGTTTTCTGCATCAGATAATGCGTCATATAAAATAGAAATGCCATTCATTGCATCTTGATAAGCTAAAGATGGTGCAGTCATGTTTACTCCTTATTCAAATCCTCTTCCTTAACGAAAACTCCGTCAATCATTTTTCCTTTACGGTCTTTGATTTGGTCGTAAGCGTGTCCCAAACACTCAAGCATAGTAAATCCGTAATAGTGAGCGTAAATGCCAATCTCAAAAGTAAGGTCATCTAAAACGTACTTACAACTATTGCCGTTAGCAATCAACCAAGACAAATCATTCAAGCGGCGCATAGTGTATTTAATCTGATTTTCAGGTGTTTTAATTTGAAATTTCCAAGTAAAAATCAAATTATTCTCAATATGGCATTGCTCATTGAGAATAATTAAAACCACGCCGCAATCACCAATACTGTCTTTGATTTTCTCTTTGTCGTTTCGTGCGATACCGGCACAAAGCTCGCCAAATTCCTCCATTAGCTTGATAAATTGTTTCTGTGGAGTAGAGCCTAAAATAAGGTTTCTATCTTTTGCCCATTGAGCAATTTTTCCAATTAATTCTTTTTCTTTCATATCACACCACCCAGCAAAACGCTTTCCACGCTACACCAAGAAATAATCCTATTCCAGCTCCAGCCATTGCAATGATAAAAGCTCCAGTCAATAAATAGACTATCCATTCTATAAATCCTTTCATTCTCGATCTCCTATTTGTTTAATCGTTACAGTGTAATTTACTTCTCCAACTTTGCCATCGTCTATCCACTTAATAACAGGCTCGGGAGTGATTTTTAAAACACCTCCTAATCTATCATTGAGTGCGGCTTGTTCTGCTTGAAGTTTTTTTCGGATAGCGAACCAACTAGCAAAATCAGGCAAAAAACGTTTAAATTGTTCTTCTGTTAGCTGTAAAAAATCCATAACAGTTTTAAACTCATAAACTTTCTCACTCATACTTACTCCATCATACTTTTCATAAAATCAAGCCATTTTTGAGCATCTTCTTCTGTACGGAAACATCGACCGCCCTCTGAAAGGTCATGATCGAAATCATCACAATACCGTTTGCTGTAAACTGTGTTACATCCAAGGTAGAAATACTCTTCATCTTTTTTCGGCTTAAACGGCTTAGGCAAATCTTCAAAGCTAATCTTTGGCTCTTCCCACATTCCGACAATGTCATATTTCATAGTCTCCCAATGTACTGATTTACCTGATAAATCCCACGATGTTGTACTAACATTATTTTTGTATAATCTATACCCAATTAATGGGTACGCCGCATCTCTTTCCTCTATATTTTCAAGCTCGTCAAGCAAGTTGTATTTAACAAAGGCTTTTTCTCCATTTCTCAACATCACAGGCTCGCCATTCAAGGCTGCTTTTAAGTCAAATGGTTTCATTTTTATTTTCTCTTCAGTGTTTTGTTCTAACATATCCTCAACCATTCCTACTGCATCATAGGAACGAGGTTCATTAGTGATTCCATTTTCATCCCAAGCTGCTTTGCTAAGATTTAAAAAACCTCGATTATCTAAAACATAGCCTATATAAGCAAAACGTGGTGTTTTATCTTCTGAGGTCAATATATCGTCCACGCAATATTTAATTACGCCTCTGTAACCATTTTTTAAATAAAATGCTTTACCATTAATGGCTTCTTCTAAATTAAATTCTTTCATTTTCTTTCTCCTCAATTATTAATAAGTTTATCCACCTAGATAAGGTTTAGGACATTCCCAAATGTAATTTTCAAACTCGATACATTTATCTAAAGTTAATACGCCTTTTATGATTTCTAACTCTTGATTAAATGCTTGCCCCCATTCAAATCCATAAAACCTAAAATCAACATTAAATTTTTTGCTTAATTCAATCATTTCAGGCGGACTTAATACCCATGCAGCTGAGATTGGTATGACAACGATATACCCATTCTCCAACTCATATCCCTCAATGATTTCATTTGGGTTGTCGCAAAAAACACGTCGGGCCCCTTTGATTGCTTGCCCTCTAATGTTTTTGATTTCTAACGTGCCCAATTCATCAATGTCACACTCGCAACCTTCAATGCATTCCGTTAAAAAATGCGTTATATCAGCGAGCTCGCCTCTAATTTTTAAATCTCCTACACACCAATTTGGCATAATTTACTCCTCCAGTAGTTTACTTATATAAATTTCCCTAAAACAAAGGGCGCTCACTTGGAACGCCTATTGGATTTGTTAAATATTTATTTACTGCTTTGTATATATCCACTATTAATCCAAGTGGAATGTTCGATCTTTCATTGTATGATTTTGAAAAATCCTCCCATTGTTGCTGAGGCTTTGATTTATGATTGTTTCGTAATCCAAGATTAATATTGCTCTTAAATCTTGTTGGTTTACGCAAAGGGTAGTTATACAAGTTATAGTGCGCCAAATTATCAAAAGGAATCTGAAAATTGAGAATGTCATTTACATAATGCCAAATCTTGCTGCTTGCCGGATTTTCTATTACATAAACTTTCGGATTGTAACGTTTGATAATCTCGATTGTATTATAGATACAAAGCTCACCATTAATGCGGTTTAGGAAAGAGCGGTCATATTTAAATTGGACGTGCGGTAAATCATAATCCGCACGACTTCTAACCGTAAATTTTGATAATTCACGATTTACTGCACCAGTTTCCTGTTTCCAGCTTGCATTACCTCCCCACATTGCACTTGCAACCGACCAGCTCTCACAAGGTGGACTAGCTATAATCAAATCAGGTTTAGGCAGCTTATCAAGCTCATCGAATAGCTTGTTATCGCCAAACATACGACTATAATCAGCTAAATTAAGATTAATAAAATGGTTATTTTTACTCTCAATATCTATGCCAATAGGGTATATTTTGACTGACTGACTGACTGACTGACTGACTGACTGACTGACTGACTGACTGACTGATTAGCTCTGCCCCTTTCGTATAGCAGCCGTTACCGCTATCGAACAATGCCCAAACAATCATATCAATCACCTTTTTTACGGTTTAGTTTTTCCATACTAACAACTGGCAAAACATCAACCAATGGACGTTGTAAATTCTTCCGATGTTCCGCATCAATGTTTTCTTTTGCCCATTTTATAAAGCTTTTTAATACGGTTTTAATTGATGAATTTTCTACAATTTGCTCGCAATGCTCTATAATTTCATTTCTCATCTCGCTATCCATTAAAATCCAATACTCCTTGGTTTGTTCAATGGCATATACTGCTGCTGTTGCTGGTAGGGATATATTTATGGCAAAGTATGAGCCAAATATCATTTTGAAAAATGAATAAGGGATGCCAACTTTAATCTCATTCATTCTCACGCACTCCGCACAATGAAATGCCACCTTTCATAACGCACTCTTTATTATTGCTCGCCTTATAAAGCCCTCCGGCAAGAGTAAAATAATTTGCGGCATCAATATAATGATCGGCATGGCTTGAATCTCCATTCAAGATTCTCACTTGTTTTGCATTAGCCATTGTTAAACCATAAAATTTAACATTGCTAATTGTGCCAGCTAGCCATTTCTCGACAACCGGGCGCATTAGTTGTGCAAAATCTTGCGCACCCTTTTCAAAATCGCCATGCGTATTTTTTCGCTCTTCTAAAATTTCTTCTGCTGTTTTCATAGTGCAACCTTTAATCCATTAAATTCAACTGATAGCTCATTCAATAAGCCTGAAAGCACGTTGGCCATTAAGATAAAATCAGCGTAAAAGCGTTTGCCAATTTCTTCTTTTGAAATATCATCATTTTGCTCTGTGATGCGGTCATAGAATTTCAACCGTTTTAGTGTTCCATCGTCACGCAAAACAAATTTGAGATTGTTTTCCCATTCAAGAGCAAGTTTCGATACAAGC